TTGTTGTCACTGTTGAGGTCATCCCCATAGATTACCACGTAGACCTCAGAAGACATTCCAGAACGGTCTTTACCATCATTGGTGAGCATTCCGAACAGAGTCCCGGAATCCCTCAACAATGGGTTTGTTACCTGGGTGGGGTCATTCTCAAAATTCCCGTAGGAATCTTTGCTGTAGTAGGTCCCCGGAGTGTCAAAATTGACACCGATATCCAACTCCACAATCTTTCCTAGAGTTGCATCTGTGATTTCACTATACCCGGTGATTAAGATCCCAGTCTTCCTCAAGGTTGTTTCGAGGACCCCTCCCAAAACGATATAGGGGTACTCAAAGTTCAGAGGCTGCCAAGGATACATAGGCCCAACATGCTTGGCAGTATTTGCTGCGGTCATTCCTGTGGGAGCGGGTTCATGAGCCCGTTGATCAATGAATCTCAAAGAAAATGGGTACTGGTTTCCATTCAAAGGATCCACAATAGGATACCCTGTTTTCCAGTATTCTTTTGGCATCAAAGCTCTTACTGCTCTTGTAGTCCCATCCCGGAACGTGCCCCGTGCTCCTCCTGTGCCATCAGTTCCCCCGAGGTAGATAAAGAGGGAAGTTCCATTGGCAAAGGATTCAGTATCGGATAATCCGGCGACATTCATAAATCCGCCCGGTTGGAAAGGTGCCCCAACATCCCAGTCAACATTGGCATCAAAGGAGGAAACAATCCCGTCAACCGCTACTGCTTCATTGTCCAAAAGCATAGTGACATCCGGCTGAATGGTAGCTGCATCAGACCATACTGTCCTGACCCCATCAGGTCCGTCAATAGGCTCTGTGTGGTTTGGGTGGGTTGCTCCGCCAGCATACAGATGGTCCACTTCATGGACCAGAGGACCTTGAGTATCACCCACTCCAGACTTCTTCCAAGTGGAGTGCAGGTCACCTCTCAACAAGGACGTTACCCCACTCTCCAGGAGTCTGGTGTAGTCCCAATCCTGGTCATTGACAGCTCTCCTGAGATCCAGGATATCTGTGTCAGCAATCTGATCGGCAAACAAACCATCTGGACGGGAATTGTAAAATTGGATAGTTGCTCCTGCTGCATGTCCAACAGCAGCGGAACCAAACCTCCCTCTTCCCCCGGAAGGGATCGTGATTGTGTTGGAAATGACACTCACAGCACTCAAGGACAGGATCTCGTTATCAATGACCATGAAAACACTGGTAAGGGTGTGGGAGGAGTCATCAAAGCCTGACCCGGAAAGGTTCGTCACACTCATATCATAGGCAGCAGAAGCCCCCGCTGTAGGACTCAAGGCACTTGTCAGTGTAGCTGTAGTAAGAATCCGTGCGCCATCCAATGGATCTGGCAAAGTTTTCGAACCTGGAGTCCTGTTAAAGGCTCCATTTTGGTTTGGGTTACCAGACTCATTTACAGCCCGGTAAACCAAGGAATTCCTACGGAAAATGGCACAAATGGGGATGGCATACACATAGCCGTCAATGGTTCCCAAACTATTGTTGGGGTCCCCATCTCCAGCCCTCCACAAAGAAGGGTCTCCTAAAGCTTCCCGCATGTTCTCAAAAGGCATCCCGGCTACAGGAGTGGTTGATACCCCCCGTCCAAGAATGCTTGGGTCACCCAGGCCATCAGGATAAAGGTCCAAAGCTACGGATGCCCCCAGGCCAACTCCCTGCCCATAAACTCGAATTCGGTACTGAACTTGGATTCTCCCCGTGGTCTCAAACCCAATGGTGGGGTCTTCAATGTCATCTGTAATGTTGGTTCCACCATACTGGACGTTTCCATACTTCCAGACGGTGGAGGTTGAAGGTTTATTGACAGCAGAAGGATTTGGATCCACTCTTGTCTGCCATGCCTCTAGAAAGACATAATCAATCCTGGCATCAGACTCTGGGGGAGGATACAATTTAATGTTGTTGGAGAGATCCCCCTCAGTATTCACTTCTGTCCCCACAACAGGAATCAGCCATCCGTTGACATTTGCCCACACTACTGGGGATTGTTCAGCACTTTCCAAAGCACCCAAAACTGTCCGGGGGTTCCCCAATTTAAAAAGGTTCGCCCAAGCTTGGTTGGTCTGATATTCTTCAGAGGCTCTGGTGGGGTCCGTCAGGAACCCGGAAGGCATTGCAGTGCTAACTACCTTCCTCAAGTTATCCCAATCCACCTGCCCCATCAGGTTCAACTCACTGTCTAAAGGAGGCTTATTCTTTTGCCAGAGAACTGTGGAAAACTGCCTCAAAGAGGCGTCCAAAGTTCTTGAGACTCCTGTACCAAAATTGAGAGCCATATTTGTCTTCTCCTAGAACAAAACACCAAAGGTGGAAAGGTAAACTTTTGCAGTTCCGGTATTCTTAAAAGCTAACCGAATTGCAGTTGTTTTTGTCGTGAAGGCAATGGGCTCCAGGTATCCTGTTGAGCACCAATGCACTCCATTATCAGGCGAAATATAGGCGGATAACCCACTAGGCTCCTCGCTGGTCTCATGAATGTCCCGAAAAGCCGGGGTATTTGACCCAGAGAGTAACCCAAAATCAGCAGCCACATCGTGAGAGTTCTGGAAGGAATACAATTTCCAGTACAGCATAAATTCATCGGTTCCAATTGCTCCCGTGTATGGTGTGAGATCAATCTCCTGACTTATTAGGATACCAGGATGAGCTGGAGTTATCGCATTATTTTGTGGTAAAAGTGCAGTATTATTTGGAACTAGCCCTGTATCTAACAAAGAAGTGGACTCTCTACCCGTCTGACACCTTGTAGGATGGTAGATGGGAGCTGCCGGGGGTGTCTGTTCCGCCCTAAACGTAGCTGTAAGGTCCAGGTCATCCACATCCGTGTCAATCAACAAGGGATTGAAGTAGACATGCCCGAACATGGGGTAAGACGCCAACAGATGGGCATAGGAGATACTGGACAGATCTCCACCATCCACAGGAAGAATGTAATCATTCTGATCAATAGGAAAATCTACCCCATCCAAAATGGGGAGCATGAATTTTCCATTGATTGCTGTCCCTGTGGTATTCTCCGAGGGGATTCTCTCCACCTGGATGATTTTGGGGTCCCCATCAAAATGACTTTTCAGGTCTGCTATGACTCTCATTTATTACGTCCCGTTGTTTTCAATGCGGATATTGTCTGAACCAACTGTGAAGATCGAGGTGACCTTGTTAGCTACCACTATGATATCTTGTGGGTCATCTGGCAAAATTGGTAACAACCCAAGTCTTAGGATAACCCCGTCAATGAAGTTCCCGCTTACCACTCCTGTTACAATAGCATTGTCGAATTCCAAGTTTTCATCCAACCGGTTACCATTAAGGACGCACCCATCTGCATTCACCTCTATACGCCCGGACCCTCCAATAGCTGCTGCAAGTGTAACTGTGTTCCCCGTAACATTGCTGTTTTCCCCAGAAACCCTCATAAAACCAGTCCCCGCATTGAGGATAATCCCAATGATATGGTTCCCAGTGATAGTTGAGGACTCCCCAAGGGACAGAAGCTGGGGCATCTTATTCCCTGTAATTATGGATCTCTCTGAATTTGCTGTGAAGGACCAACTGACGGAAGGCCCTGAAGTATTACTTTCCACAACACAATCAGCGGCATCGATGGTAGCCGCTGAGAGGACATAGTTTCCTTTAATGATGCAGGTGTCGGCGGTTAACGCAAGAGTATCCATTCGGTTGTCAGAGATGTTATTTCTGAAACACAATGAGTTTACAGTCAGGATTCCACCAATAGTGTTTCCTTGGATTAGGGTATCCTCGGAAGTCCCTGTCCAAGTTACTGTAGTTACTACATTATTGGTGACTTTCGCATAAGGAGAGTTCCAAATACAAGTGATGGCAGAAGCAAAGTTACCCTCAATTTTTGCATATGAGATCCCAACATTGATATTTGGAGCAAAATTCCCTCTGATTGAAATGTCTCCACCAAGGGCATGGATCCTCAGGCCTACCACATTTTCCTCAATGTGAGCCCACCCATTCAAAGGTACATCAATGTCTCTTACAAGGGCACCCGTTTGACCCATCACAACATAATTCCCAAGAATTTTGTCAAACTGCCCATCCACACGAATCCCTGGAAGGGAACCATCCTCAATAGGAAGAAGAGAAGAGGCCGATAGATGAATCCCGCTAAGGGTGTTTTTACTAACTTCATTTCCCCCTGAATGGGCTAAGAAAATTCCTGCGGTATTTGTATCCTGGACATCATTGTCTGAAACATGGCTGTGCCACATAATATCAGACCAGATCCCCACATGGAACCCTTCAGTAGAGTTATGAATTATTCTGTTATTCACATTCAAATAGATACTACTGAGTCCTTGGTTGGAATACCAAATATAGTTACCCCAAACTGTCCCGACATCAGAAGCATTCAATTTTATCAGACCTACTTCTCCTGTAGCATCAAAAGTCAAGGAATCCGCACCAACATGGATTACAGCAGTACCTCCTGCATCCGGGATGACCTCAATCTCCTCTCCTGTAGTGATGGCTATTGGTGGAAGGGCTGCATATGAGATTGTAATAATATTTCCAGCCCTGGAGAAATTTGCAGTATTCCCAAGAGGAACAACAAAAGCAGTGGTAGGATCCCCAGATTGTACTATTGTACAAGCTGCTCCTGTTACAACAACAGTCCCGGAATCTCCTGCATTGAATGGGATCCTAGATGGAACCCCAGCATCATATCCGTGAATCAAAATTCCAGCAGCATTTCCTTCTCCCGTTACAGGGTTGATCATGCTCCCTGGGGAAGCATCCTGCTCAAAACGATTGTTTTCAATAACTGTGTTTTCACATGCTTTAGTGAAAACAGGACCCCCTGCATCCTCTGCCCTTAACAAGATTCCATAATCCAGCATATCTGTTCCCACATTGTTGATGATTGTGGAATCCTGGAAATAGCCTCCATTGAGGATCCCAATGAATCCTTGCATGTTTCCGGTGGCTCGGCAGTTTTGGATCACAATGTTGTTAGAGGGGTTGTTTGCCCCTCCACCATTGTTTGTGAACACCGAACGAATAGGAGTAGTGTTCACATCGATGGTAGCTGGATTTGTTGAAACCCACCGGAAACCGAGGTCCCTGAACACCAAACCATGGTGCCCATTGATATCAATCAAAGATTCTGTGTCGTGGGACCAGCGAAGCTCCACCTTATCTGCATCAGAAGCCCCCACCCTGGGAGATCCCTCAATGATCAGCCCATCCATCCCAATTTCGATTGGGAGGTCAGCATCTGCTTCCTCAGTATAGCCGATAACCCGGATCCGAATTCTCCTGTCAGGATCCCCATTATCTGGGTTTTGCAGATTGTTTGCATATTTTACAGCCGCAGCTAGATTGTCAAAATGTGGAACATCAAACTCAGGACCATGGGGATTCTCGGTCTTCCCCACAAAGATGTCCACACGCTTATCGATATCAACCAGAGGATTCCTCAGGTCAGTCCATACGGCTGAGTTGGGTGCCCCAATGGTCACCACACCCTTTGCCAATAGGATATCATCCTCGTCAGACAAAGGAAGGGCTGTTGTGCTCAGGACAGTAGCAGTAGCCCCATCAATATAGAAATAGTAGGTGGCACTCCCAACCGGCCATGCTGTCACTCCTGCGGGAAGTTCTTTCCTTCTGCCTTGATAGACATAGAAGCCGCTCTCATGGGCAATAGCTGGAACCCCACCCACAGTTTGAGTGGAGACTTCTGCCCCACTCAACAAAACGGAGGAATAGATATCATTCCAAAGTTCTTTGAGCTGAGTAAGCTTCCTGCCATTGATGTCCAATGTCGTGGTCCCATCGATATTTGGAGAAGCTTCTCCCTCAGCAAACCTGATTGCAGAATTTCTTTTGGCATCCCCATAAGATGTGTCATATTGGTAAGGAAGACCCGCTTCCCCTGTCAATGAGCTGGGAAGTAGCAAATCTCTTCTTAGAACTGCCACGTAAGGAACATAATCCTCTACCGCCTGGACATCCACCCCGGAAAGTCCACCACCAAATGTCATTTGGAGGTGGGTATTCCCTGCCACCTCTGTCATGCAATTGTACCCGAAAACAGATCCTCTATGCTCAGCAGTCTCAAAGATAGGATCCCCCCCCGCCTTAGCTTCCATGATTTCCAAGAAACCAGAAGGAGAAAGTTGGTCTGCAACCAATCCGCTCAGAACAATTTCAGCCCCGGTTCCACCTTGGGTAACCCCAGAAGTAATCGCTTGGGCGATCAGAGGGAAAACTACTCTCTCTCCAAAAGCATCCACTTGCTCCACAGCGGTGGGTACAAAAGGATCTGATCCTGGCATATCTTTGTAGGGGTCTTGACCTACCGTAACCCGGTTACCAATACCAACCTGACTCTTCTCCTGTGTGTATGGCACACAGGAGGCAAACAGAACCATTTCCCCTCTGGGGTTGTCATCGTGGGAAGAGATATCTGTCTTAGGACTCAGATCCCCTCCTGTTGCACTCGGGGTGTGGGATAGACGGACAAAACCATTGGCATAGTCCACCTCGATATACTGTTTTTCTTCCGGTTTCGTGGAATCAATCAAAGCCTCATTGGAAGTAATTGGGCGATCCCAATCTGGGACCAAAACATCAATGGTCTGTGTATCTGCCCATTCAGGGTCTGCGATATGGGCTCCGGGATATGGGTCCGGAATTGTGATTGTTTTGGATTTCGCTGGGTAGAGCACAACCCTGAAACCGAGATCCAACAAACTCCCTGGATTGGAGTTTGATCCTGCTACTCCTGCATTACTGGACTCCGTATTGAAGATTGCCTTGTCAGCCCGTTGTGGAGAGGAGCCAAAGACACCTTCCTTCACGGACCTGCCAACCCAATTGGGGTCAATCAAATTTGTAATCCTGGCAGAACCCACTTTGTCTATGTCAAAGCTGTTATTCGAGGTGCTCCTCCACAAAGTGGATACTGGATCATGGAGAGTGAAATTGAGATTGATCCCATTTGCATTAGCAGAACGGAGCAGTAATGGAACCCCCCAGTAAGCAATACCGGTCTGAGGATTGTTCTCGTTGATTCTACGGACAACAAACCAGTTGGCCGCTGGGTATTCTGTTCTTACTACCTCAAACCAACCCAACAAAGATTCCAAACTAGCTTTTCTTGCGGGTGCTCCTTGGGGTTTGAGCACTGCCCCCTCTGCCAGGACAGCTTCTGTGATGTGGATAATCTGCCCAGCGTCCGGGGAAGTGTCTGTGCTATACACATTCATTCTTCCAGGACCGGCATCTGTGATTGCCACATCTGTGGAATTCGGGATCCTCCCTGTCCCATTTGACAAGGGCCTGGGGATCGGGAGACGGGGCATTAAAGAGAACTCATACCCGGTGTAGGGGTCAAAAGCTCCATTGCTGGTATAGACTGGATCTGTGTAGCTGTGCTCCTGGAAAACCGAGGAAGTCCAACCATCAGCTGTTCCCGCATCATTCTGACCCTCATAGGGATACCCTTGGTCATCTGCCAAGGCTCTCTCGGGAGAAGCAAACATGAAAACTTGCTCCCCGCCCACAGTATCCCCTGAATCCGGGATGGCCAAAAGACGGGTAGCTGCTGGCCTGAACAAAGTGATGGCTCTGATTGTATGGTTTGGACCCGCTCCAAAGGTAAAGTAATCAGCAATCCTCTTGTTGGGGTCCAACACCAAACCAGTTGCAGGGTTCACATCTGTAACCCGGAAGATCTCATATTTAGCAAAGGCATCATTGGGTGTGATAGGAGTCAAACCCCCTACACCTAAAGAGGCACCATCCCCAATCCCACCTTCAACGGGAGCTGCTGCATCAGTCAAATCCCCCGGATTGCCTGTCTCTGAAATAATGAGGTACAACCCCCCATCAAAGTCGGTAAGATCACTGAACCCATATCTTTCTTCAATACCTCCTGTCAAAACAGGGAAAAATGCTGCCGTTGGGCTCAACAAAGAAGTGTAAAGAAGTAAAACATCTCCATTCGGGGACCCACTATTATCGATCACAGACCATTGCCAATTCAGATGGCGTCCACATTTGAGGGTTGGCCCTACAATGGAGAAAGATATTGGGGATCCAATTAATGCTCCACCCTTGTTCCCTATTCTATTTGTTCCATGGGCAAAGGGAGTGAAATTGATCTCCGGCATTCCTGCCCGCCCAAGATTGGACACCTTGACCAGATCCCCTGCCGGGATCTGGGTATTCGGGGTGGAGGCATTGTCCTGGATGCTCGGGCCATTCTGATATTGAGCTGCCCAAGAACCTGAGAAATCTCTCAAGGCGTCCGCAGCTTGCACCACCTTAGAAGAAGGCACCGCTTGCAAACGAGAGAAATACTCCTGCCACCTATCCCTACCATTTGCCGTGGGGGATGTTAAAGCAGGGGCTCCAAGATTATCTTTTGTCGGATCGAAAGTCATCTATGACCTCAATTATTTGCTCAGACCACCTGGAATGGCAGTAATGAACGAAGTTTGCAAAGTTGTATCCTGTGTGGGCTTGGTAATGATCTCAGTGGTATGAGCCACTTTCACTCCCATGAGCCCTCGTACATCATCCGGGTCCAAACCCGGACCAAATAATGTTGTCCAGCTTCCAGTTGTCATTTGTTGGGTTAGATCATACTCACCGTCTGGAACCTCATCCATGATCACTTTCACAAGGATGGGAACCTCCTCATTCGTGGACTCGAATAAATTGACCGTAGGACCAACATTGACCTTGACTTGGCAATACCAGTACCCTGTTTCCGTGTCCAGAGCTTCAAATGTGTAAGCCCCAACTACCTGACAACCGGCACCATCTAAAGCTGGGTCCAGTTTGCTTGGTCCAGCTCCATCTCTTCTTCCGATGTCCATCCAGGAAGTCAAGCCAGGAACCTTACACATGATAGCATACTTTTGATTCCCAAGCCCTCCTGGTCCAGGAGCAGTGAAGGAAAAGTCCTCCAACTTAATGCCATCCAGCCTAAATGTTACAAAAGGCTGCCCAGCTGCTTTAACGGGTGCAAACCCATTGGTCCCAACTGTAGACCTGGAGAAGGAGGCGTCAAAAGCTCGGTTCCATGTTCGGATCCCTGTTGCTGTTGAGTAGTCAGGTTGGAACACTGCCTGGAGCGCACTCGGTTCATACCCTGTGGTATAATCCACTGCCGGGTATCTCAACAATCCGGCGGATGGGAATGGTACATTTACCCAGGATTGAATTGTTGGGTTCCTCTCAGGCAAACCTGCAACCTGAAGTTCATCTGTCACAGTACCCCCTGTGAGGAGTTTCACATGACTCAAGGACTGGACCCAAGAAGAAGTAACCCAAGGAGCAACTGCTGATCCCGCTCTTACAGGAACTTCAATGGGGGCACTTGCCCAACCATTCATCCCAGGTCCGACCAAATGATTCTGAACTCCTGCGGGAAGACCTGCGCCCCAAGGGGAGAGGTAGCGGTAAATCTCATCCAGGAACTTCTCTTCTTTGTCTTTGTTGGCAGTCAGCAAACTGGCATATGCCACATTTGCCCCATCCACATAGTTCCCGTAAGAAGCTGTAGCAGCCCCCGTGTTCCAAGATGTGGAGTGATATAAGATTTTCCACCCCACATGAGCTGCTCCCACTGTACTGAAAGCACTGGTCAGCTTCACACCGTGCCCTTGCTGAAGACCTCCAATTAATCGAGGTCTCGGGGATACTGTAGTCTCCCAAAAAGAGTGCCCAATGGGCCTTCTCACAAAACACCACAAGGCGGCATCTGTGGAAAAGGAGGGTGTAGTCTCATCCCCAGAGAAGGTAATCTCGTTTCCCACTCCTAACGCCATGTCCAAACTGTCAGCTGCTGTCGGACCTACAGCTTCACTGAAGGACCCTAAGTAATTGTAGGGGAACTCTATTCTGTGCTCTCTCTTCCCCCAGGCATCTGTGAAACCTAAAGGTGTAGTAAATGTGGGAGTTGATCCGTAAGAGAAGGGAGCCACTCCTAGGAAAGCAGGATTTGGTGCATTGATCAGGGCAGGAGCGGAACCCAATACCCGAGTTTGGTCATTTGACCGATAGACCCCATTCCAAGCATCTGCAATTTGGACATCCAAATCAGTGATACGGAAAGAAGATGCCCCCGCCAGATCCAACGGCGTCATATAGGTAATCCCAGAGATGGCAACTTTTCCTGTTCCTGCACCAAGAGCCTCCCACCCAAATCCTTCCACTGTGAAGTCTCCATCAACCACTTCTTGGTCTGTGGAGTCCACCAGGAAGCCTTTGGTGTGAATCCTATGCTCTGGAGGCGCACTGTAACCATAAGCCGGGGCTGGGCCATAAGGAGGAGTGGACCCCGAAGCCGCTAGAAGTTTGTTGACTATATTTTGCGGATCGTCTGGCCCAGTCCCCGGTACTAAACTTGCTCCATAGACAGAAACGGGAACATCTCCGTCCCGCACCATCTCTTCAAAATCCTTCTCAGTCTTGAAATGCACCAGCATATAGGTCCCTATTTCGAAGGGGGTTGCTGGCACAGGGGCAGACACCAAAGATTTCCCACTCATAAAGAAGGTGTGGCGGTAGCGTGAGAGCTGCCAGGGGTTGTAATCATGCCCAAAGTCTGGATAATTCCCTGCCCTGGTCATAGTGAACGTTCCACCACTCCATTGATAAGGTTCACCACTGACAGGAAGATCATGGTAGGTATGGGGATCAAAGAACCTCTTTGCCTCCATTGTGGCCGAAGGGTCCAATCCCTTTGGGGTGTCTCTCAGTCCGGTCTCCTCAGAGTAGTCACTCAGATAAGGAAGGCGATACTGGAAAAAGTTTGGATCCTGAACAACAGAATGTCCAACATATTTGATTGTAACTGGGACCCCTGCTCCTGACGGGTAGATAATGGTATCCAAAGCTCCCGCAGTCTCATCATAGGCATTGTTTGTGGCTCCCAACACTGGGATGCCCCAAGGAACAACAGCAATTCCAGCGTCTGCATCAGAACCCAAGCGAACTTGGCCCGCTGCCGTGATGTGAGAGTTTATTTGCCTTTTGGCTCCAGCTGTCCCACTCAAATTGTAATCATCCCATGGAACAGGAAGGGTTACCCCATCAATATTCAGTCCTTCATGGATCTCATCAAGATTGTACTGTCCTGTAGCTCTACCAGGGAAAGCAAACGGATCATAGTATCCTTCACTATCCTCACCAACAGCAAAGATTCCTCCAGGACCCCCATCACATGGAGATCCCTGCCCACCTGCACCCACACTCTCTAAGGTCATACAAGGATCTCCAGCCAAACCCTGACCCAATAACAACGCTGCCACACACCGGGTCAACAGTGGTTGTGCCAGGAAATTAACGGAGTCAGTGCCCTCTGGAGGGAAGTACAAGAGAGACAAGACACCCCTGTCTGCCGGATAGAGAGCCCCGGATAGGGTGACCATGGGCCATAAAGTATTGAGGCCCGGTCCCACCTTGATCTGAGGGTTCAGGAATAAGGATCTTTGAAGAGTCCCATCAATGGGATCCGTGTAAGCCCCTGAATAGACCCACCCTGGCCCACCAGAAAAGGTTCCGGCTCCTGCGGCGAGATCCGTAGAGGGATAGTTCCAATAGCGATCTGCAAAAGGATCCCCACCTTCAGGAGCAGACGAAGCTAGGGGGTCATAATAACTTGGACGGAACTCCCCGTCATCAGTTCCCCAATCTTGTGTTGGATTTGGAAACACATGGTAATAAGGGTAGACCTCAGCAGGGTCATTGCTCCATTGATGGACATTATCCCGGTACTGGAGGGAGGTGTCATTTAACTTAATCACACCCCAGTCTGGCAAGGAATGGAAATCCAAGTGCTTAAAAACTTTCCCCAATTGAGGAGGCTCAGGAGGCAAAGTTCCTGACAACTCGTCAATCACACCTTCCACATGGGAAGACACCAAGAGATCAGGATGGCCATCTGTGGTGATCCCTCTTGCAGGGTGAGCACTCATGCTATGGATGTGTGCGGCCAATGCCTGGGAATCTCCTGGAGGCAAAGGCTCTGAAGAAGATACAGCGCCACCTGAAATTGTGAGAGTATTCGGAGAGCTAGGTACTGTACGCCCTGAGCCTACCCCGATGTCTCCTGGATTATCATTGCGAGGCATGGATTATTGTCCTCCAACCATCAGTAACAGATTTCTGGTTCTGTACAAAGCTGCACAAGTTGTGTTATCTGTGTCCACAAACCTTACAGTATTCTCTTCATCCAACTCTGCAAATCTACAAAGAACGATCAGCAGAAGTTCATCTTTTCGGTACAAGAGTCCACCACCATCCACTCCTGGTACATCCTCAGTGGCCCGCGCCAAGAAAGGGGCAAACACTTTGTGTCGAGTGGACCCGAAGAGAGGCTGCCCCATAATCGTAGGCCGATAAGAGGCATCATCAGCTACTGGATAGTAGGCTCTGAATTCAGCATCCTTGACTGGGGGCTCTCCCATGGAGGTCCCACCAAAAGTCAAGACATTCTGAACATCTCCCTGAACAAAGGGGTGGAGATTCAACAGCCCTGTTTCTGCATCGAAGTCATCTACCGTAGTGGATGCTGTAGCGGCAAAATACCATTCCTCAGTGATGTTCCCCAAATTGTCATTAACGGGGATCTGGTCCAAAGGAGCAGCGTAAGGGTATGCAATATCTGTGGAACCCATACCCACTTGACCTGTCCACATCTCTGGGCTGAAGTAGAGAGGCTCCACATTCAAGGTTGTTGGTAGAACTCCATCTCCACTTGTTGTCACGTCCCCTTCTTTTGTTCCCGCAGTCTGAGGGACATTTGACCTATAGTAGACAGACAATTGCCACCCAAGTGCCCCATAGTTAGGAACAGGATCTTGGGGGAAGTATTCGATAGCACATTGAGTCTGTGCCCCAGAGAGTGGGGTTCCAACTTCCAGGGTAACTTTCCTGGAGCTGGAGCCAAATTCTGTGTTGGGGGCATCCACAGTAACCAAGTTCAGGGCATCCCCTTTGTCTTCCACTGTGGTTGTATGGGTAGCATCTCCAAAGACCCTTCTGGGGTAGTAGAGATCATATTGATTCCGGCTCACAATGGTTTCTTCAACCAACTGCCCAACTGGAATCCCAGGATGAGCCCCACCCGCAGCATATGCCAGGGTGTCATTGGTGTAGTGATCAATCTGAATTTCCCGGAAACCTGCCCGGAACTTAGGAGCAATCAAACTCTCCAGGTCATTTGGCCTCTGGGTGATGTCATCTTCTACTACAGGACCGGGGCCAGCATTGACCGACCCATCATAGATTGTGGTGTCTGGGGATTGAGGCCAATCTGGAGTGTCCGTTGTGCCCGCTCCAAGAGGATATGTGATTTCCAGTTCCAAGAAAATTCTTCTTGGGGAACCATCCAAAGGACCAGCAGCCCTACCCACCATTTGATACTCTGGATTAGGCCCAGTGATGGGCAACCCTCCAGTAGCATTGGTGTCATTTTGATCCAAGGTGACCTCGACATGACGAGTACCAAGACCAGCTATGGTCTTTATTTGGGTCTCTTGGTTTACTGCTGCAACATAATGTCCATCATCATGATAGACTGACAAGACATCTGTAATCCGGGTTCCAGGAGGAGCCAAGTCTGACAGCATCTTACTGACTGCTGGAGCCCCCACCAAAGTCCCACCATGCCAAATAGCACTCAAAGTTGTGGCATCAAAAAGCTCCATGTCAAAATGGAGGACATCTCCGTCATACCATCTTGTTGGAGTGGCCCCCGCCTTTACAACCCATTTGCCATCCACAGTTCCAGTCAGATCCGTTGGCCAATAAGCGACCACAACCCGCTCAACAACAGGCTGATCCCCGAACCTACGTGCCACATGATCAAAGTTTCGGATCGTGACTCCTCTATCTGTATTTCCAGACGAGGGGGGGGCTCCTCCGTTGGCGGCATCTCTTCCAATCTCATTGCAGACCAAATAACGGGTAGAGACATCTCCTGTGTCATCTCCCATGAGCTGCTTATCCGCAATATCCATTTGCCATGTTCTCAGGCTCCCATCCAACACGGATTGAATTTGATACTGTAGCTCACTGGCTAGATCAATTCCTGGGTAAATCACATGCCTACGGAGGTCTAAGATGTTGTTTTGAGTGACAATATCAGCAAATTCCCCGTCAGGCCTGTCTGATTTATGGGGTGGAATGGAACCGCCCACAAAACCTGTGTAGGTTGTGTGGGTGTACAAAGGAGCCCCATTTGCATTATTGACAGGGTCAAACCCTTTTGGAGATCCAGCTACACTGGAAGCATCATTGTGACGGAAAGCGAAACAGATTGGGATTGCATAGACGAATCCATCCATGGTCCCCAAATCTTCTGCTGATTGCTCTGAACCATCCCCAGCAACCCACAAACCATTATCCGGGATGTCATATTCCACAGCAGACGAGTTTCCCCATGTAGAGGATTGATCTGCTGGGACAAAGGGGTAGTATCTCCCGCTGACACTGGAAGCCGGAGTAGACCTGGAACCCTGAGCAAAAATCATAGGATCGAAAGGGGCACCAGAGGATTTCGAGGAGAATCCATCAGGATGCTTTTTGTAGTTTACCCCTTCAGAAGCTCCCGTGACTCGAATTCGATATTGGAGCTGGATTCTTTGAGAGGTCTCCACACGGATTTGTGGGTCAATCATCTCATCATCAAGACAAACGCTTGGGGGGCACAAAGTATTTCCGTGCCTGAAGATTCTGTCTTGATGAGCTACAGGCTTATTTGGCCTGTCTACACCACCTGTCAGGAAAGGACCCGAAACTGCGGTTGCCCCCACTACAGTGTTATTCACTGCCAATGAGATAAAGTTCCCTGTCGGAGGTGGTCCTACAGAACCGGCACCTCTTTCTACGGACCAAAGAGTGACAGTGTCTAGCAGGACTGTAGCTGTGATCATTGTTGAGAAGGAGTTGGCGGAAGCATTGATTGCATCTGCAATATTTGCTGCTGTCAAGCTCTCACTGGCAGCTTCAATTTTGTAGGTATCCACTGGGACACCTGTTGCATGAGCAGTGAGAGCCACACCACCTACCGTAATGGTATCCCCGGCGACTAATGAAGAAGCATCTGCTACTTGGATAGTTCCTGTGGCAATGGGGCTTGGGGCCACCAAAGCTTTCCAGACCTCCAAGAAAACAAAGTCAGTCCTTTTGACTGTAGCACTTCCAGCATAAGCTGTGGGAGGAAGCAAAGAGACAATGTTATACCCTTTGGTATCTGTTGCAGTGTATTCCACGATAACTGGATGCCCTGCAACAACAGCTTCAAGCCTGGGGAGCACGATGGCATTAATCAGTTTCCCATTCAGGATACCGCTGTCATCATCCCCTACGGATCCTCCTACAGAACCCCCTAAGGAACTCCCTACTGAATCCGTGTCATCATCTAGCCCCGCAGGAGCATCCACCAAAGTGTAATCATCATAAGAATCATAATGATTCTGACCTCTTAGCCACCCAGAGGGAACCTGCCATTTCCTAAGCAAATTATTCTGCCACCAAGTGGCATCTTGGTTGATCTGCAACTCGGAGTCAAGAATAGGTTTCCCGGCCTCCCAGACCACATTTTGAAGGGCTCTGTCCCCAAAATGAGTGTCCCGAGAGACATCATTGGGGGTCTGGACACTGGATCCTGCGGACCCAATCCCCTCAAAATGATTTGACTTATCCTTTACCGCCATCAGTCACCTACTTAAAATGTGCATCTCCACGTGAGAGATAGGATTGCAGTAGCCGGTTTGGTGACCACAGAAAATGTCAGGTAATTTGCCATCAAATCGTAACCTGTCACATCAATTGTTGGGTCATAGTTGGTTGGGCCATTGTTGATAGGATTTGTGACTGAGGGGTTTGTACTTGCTGTGTACATCAGTCCCATCTCATTCAAAGGTCCTACCGCTTCACTCTCTGAGAAAGTGGCTGTGAAGTCTACAATGTTTGTGGGGTAAGCCACAGCAACACCATCAGCATTCCTGTACTGAGTTTGTGAGAAAGCTTTTCTCTGGATCTCATTGTTCAGTTTCCTCTGGGTATCCAGAGGAGCGTCCGGGGACAGAATATTTCCTGTAGCTCCCGTCCCAACCCCGAGCATCACCAATCCATTGTTCACCCCTGAGTTAGGCTCTTGGCTATCTTTAGCCAGCCTAGCACTCAGGATTCCAGCATCCAGAGTCAGCAAATTGTGCTCTTCCCTAGATTCTAGAATTCTTCCTGTCCTGGCATCCTTGAGTTCAATGAAAACCTGACCCTTTTTTAAATGGGCAAAACTTTCTTGATAGAGGGAATCCAGGTTCATGGACAGCTTTGACCTGAAGAAAGGTCCTTGTGCAGTTTTCAACGTCATTCTCAATCTCCATTTTCAAATCCTACCAATCCAGTTTAATAGGAAGCTTATCGGTTCTATTATACCGGCTGTGGACTTTCTACAACAAAAACGGTGTCGATTCCTCCGATTGTCATCACGGCTAAAGCGGCCCCATACCCATTTGCAGGAGCAGCACCATCTGGATTTGGATCCTGATCGGGGGGTAGACTAGGAGGGGTATTGTCCACACCACTTCTGGACATGGTTTCTGTTAAAGGAATCTCCACCCAAGTTGGATCCTGGCCAACAGATCCTTCCTGTTGCACCATAACCGCTCTCATCTGGAAACCCCAGGTCACCTGAGAGAAATTTTTTCTTCTCGGGTTCAAAGCATGGTTGGGATACAACACAGCAGACCCAGGACCCAAAGTCCCTCCAATTGCATAATTACCACCGCTGGCAAACAAATAGTCCCCAGGCTGACCGGACCCTGCATTGAAATCAGGCCCACCCTTAGCTGAATCCCAAAAAGCTGGGCCACTAAAGTCTAACACATGGGCACCAATGGGAGCCCCCACTTTGTCATCTGTGGAAACTAAATCTGCACTTGCCCCGGTCCCATTGAAAGGAGCCCCTACGGAACCTCCACCTAAGGACCCAGGATCTTTGTCATAGATAGTCTCGCCCTCTTCCTCTGTAAATCCTGAGAATCCTTGCGGAAGTAGGTCATCACAGGAAGAAGAAAGTAGGTCCCCCTCCCCATCGTTATCAACCTCAATAAAGTCCAAGGATTGATAGGGGGAGGTGGGATCATCTGTAAAAGTGACTATCTTGTAAGGGTCATTGAGAAGGATACCAGGATCATTCAACGAATGAACAGGGTCATTCAATGAAGTGCCATACTCAACCTCTGTGCTGGAATCAAAAGTCTGGCTCTTGGGTACAGGAGGAGTCCCCTGATTCAACAGGGTCACACTATCCAACAAAGGTTGGTTCTGAAGGTAGGTATTGGTTACCGGTGTACCCGCCTCAAAAATGAGTGTGACAGGAACATCAGAACCCGAGAAGTACAACTCATTCCCGTCTGAGTCCTGTCCCAGCGTAACTAATTGAGATTCCTTGTCAAAAGTCCAAGACTCATAGGTGTAAATGGTGCTCCCATCCACAATCTTCCAAATCTGATCTGCATACAAATGAGCAGGTTTCAGGGACACTCTTCTTGTGTCCAAGGTGCGAACAATGACTTCTTCCATTTCTGTGTCGAGAGTCCGCTCACCACTTGTCACAACATTCCCATGGTTCAGCACCATATGCTGTGGCTGAATCCAATCATCTGTAACAGGCTTAAAGAGCCTGTACCTGACATTATCCCATCTTTGCTGAGTGACCGAATTGGAATTCAAAGAACCGAAGGCTATGAAACCAAAGGTGGAGTCCACACGGGGCAGAAGAGAATACTCGACATTGATCCAACCAGCAGAGGGTTCTGTGGTCAAAGTAGCAAATTCACTCCCCGGCACACCAGCAGTTTCCGGGACATAATATGGAGGCAAAGGAAGATCTGGGCGATACACTGTAACACCCCATCCAGGGGTCCTCAGTAGCCTGACATCTAAGTAACTCCTCCAATCCATCTCTTCAATAACAGGCCCAATTTCATAGGAGTTAGGTGCCGTAGTGGTGTCTGTTCTCGGAATTTCCCAGTTATCAATCAGAGTCCTGTCCCCACCCAAATAGACCCCGAGGGTCCTTATGGCTGCTGTCGGGGGAAGGACTGAATAGGAGAATGACCTCCATCGAACAGAGCTACTTACAGAGCTGTTTTCAGCTCCAAATATAGCTCTGTTTGGTCCTGCTGCACCTGCAAACGAAGCAATGGGCAAAGAGGGGCTCTGGAATTCATCATCCAAAAAGAGGCTGACAGTGGTGAGGGTAGCTACTATCCGGTAGGTATGGAATTCCCCATCGTCCCAAGCAAAGGTAAACTCCTGAACAACAATATCATTAATGTCAAGAATCTGAACAACACCAGTTTTCAGCCGTAACTTGACATGGTGTGCGGCTCCAATGTCTCCCTCGAAAAAGATCCCCGTTACACTTCCTGCTACAGTGTGGGAATCTACTGCAAACCTACCCTCAAGAATCCTGCCTCCATCATCTGTGAACAGAATGCTGGATAGGTCCAAAGACCCTTGATATTGTATGGTTTCCCCAAGATCCTGAATCAGGCTGAGATCCGCATTTTGGATGTAGGTAGAGCCTGTTGATCCTGAGACTAAAGCCCAACCTTGATCTGTGGGGTCAAGGATACCTGAAAAACTCTTGACTGGAAGATCAATCAGAACTCGATAGGCGAGTTGCCCAGGTCTCTCTATCCACATCAAAGGAGAGAGCCGAACTTCCTTCAAGCCATCATTCAGGACGAATTCCGCATCCCCAGCTCCGAGAACACCTGACTCCACTTTGAACTCAAACCTGGAATCCAGATTGGAGTCCTGTGTGAAAAAGGGCTCTATCCTTTTGTATCCAAAAGTGAAGTCCAAGGATTCATTCTGAGAGGTTGACTTTAGGATCAGGACTTCCCCGGTTTCGTCAACCTTGGAGTACCCGAAAGCCTGGGTAATAAACCATTCATCAGTTGGGTTGTCTTCAGGAACCACATCCATCTCTGTAGTAACCAGAAGAGAATGTTCCCGGATCAGGTTTTGGTCTGGGGTAACCCCATACCGGTAGAACGACCACCGGAACCTGTTTGTAGCTCTCCTACTCAAAGACCCCCAAAAGACTTGACCCTTGCCCTCTGTAGACAAAATCAAAGAGGTCTCAGCAGGCAGCGGGACTGTTGCGGTACTTCCTGTCAAAGAAAGAATCTGAGCGGTAGTACTCCCGGAAACAGTCAAAACAGCAGTCTTTGTTTCGGGATCCACTACTAGTCGATAAGTTGAGGGGGTCCCACTCCAAGGGGTTTCCCACAAGACCTCTGGGGAGTTGTTTCCAAACAGCTTATAATCCGCTGGGAAGGCGGAAGAGACTGTAATTGTTGTAGTGTCATCACATTGGGCTACCACACTTGTTGCAGTATAGACCCCTGTTTGGGTCCCAGCTAAGATCTGGAATCTGCCTCCAGCCTTGAAGTCGAGAGGTACTGCTGAAGTAGCTACTGACATTGTAGTGGAGGTTGTAATGGTAGCTGTGGTTTGTGGCCCAAGGCTCCAGGAGGCTGCCAACTGAGGCTTGCGGGCATTCAGTAGAACTCCCACATGCTCCAAATTATTGATCAGGAGTGCCCCGACCAAATAGAGATCCTGGTTATTATGGATACCGAATCCAACCCCGGTAAAGACTCCATCGGGGCTCAAGATGTTGGTGTTCCCAGTACTCAAGAGACTGGAAGCATCCTCAATCTGAAACCTGCCTACAATGTTGATTGACGAGGGGAATGTAAGATCAACCCCTCTCCAATAATAGGCTACTTGGGGGTCATCTGGGTCATAAGATCCGCTCTGTGCATCTTCTAGAACATAAGTGCCCTGGTTTACTTCTACTTCCCCTGAGTCTGTCCCTGACAAAATCCATATTGGGCTGGAAGTAATTGGGGTTTTTGTCCCCTCATATGCCACAGAGACCCCTTCAGGATTTCTCTCAAATGCTTCTTGGGAGGAGCTATTGGGGTTCTGATTCAGGATAAGAGTAGTCGGGCTGTTCAACATTGCCGAGTACTCACGCTCAAATCCCATGTACCTTTGCCCAACCAACAAAGGAGTTGGTCTTGTTACCGGCCCGAGGACAATTCGATAGGGAAAGCGCATAGCATTGGGAGCACCTGTTGGAGGACCCCCTTGTACAAACTGCTCCCCATGTGCTGGAGGATTATGGTGGTTGACAGGTCTGCTCCATTGATTGAGCACTAAACCTTCAGTATTCAATTCTCCCATTTCCATGAGAGGATTAGCAAACCACTTGTAATCCACCTTGACTTCTGCATTATCTGCTGGAGCGAATAGTGGGATGGGGACTGTTGGCTTAATCAACCCAATGTAAGGATTGACTTCGCTGACTGCCACCTCTACCCCCTGAACATAAACCTTCACATCTTGGTTGGTCGCCGGAGTGGCATCTCCCCAATCTTTGACCAGGGGTCCTCGTTGAGTAAAGATTTCATCCTTAGCAAGCGCCCCAGATCCTGTTACTGTAAAGGTTTGATCATGGCAGAAGTTCCAAGAGCCCGTCCAAACTGTCTGGGAGGCTGAAAAATCGACCTCTCGAATTTGGAACCCTGTGACACTGAATGCCTCATCCAGGAGAGTCCAGTAAACCCCAGCCCCGGTTCCCTGTGCCGCACCTGTAAATTGTGCCTCAGCAACAGAAATGAGAGGGGAGCCATTCCAGAGCACTGCATAGATTCCAGCTTTTTTGTTCCTGATCAGGATTATCGTATTTGTGCCAACATCCCAATCCTTTTCCACTGACAGGCTGTAAGTTCCGCTCTGAATTGACAGGGTGCTTACCCCAGAGATCTTTTCCAAGATGAACTTGACTTGGACTCCTGACCCTTGTGGCCCATCCTCAATTAGGATCTGGCTGACTTGGGGGTCTACCAAACCGGAGAGTGGGGGGACATACTGGACAGTTTCCGAGTTGAAGGCGACATCTACCCGGAAACTAGTATCTCCCGGTTGAATCCTGGCACTGGAGTCCAAGAATTCCCATCCATAGGAGACACTAGCCCCCTTAGACATCCAGAGATACCCAGAATTTACTTGTGAGGTTCCTGTTCCAACCTCAGAACCCACAAAGGTAGTGGCTGCTGAGGGGAGGATAGTTCCATCATACTCAATTGCCTGAGCTGGGCTGATGTTGCAGAGATACTGCAAAGAAGTCATGCCACGAACAGCAATATGGACCTTGGAGGCGTCTCCACCATAGGGATGTGTAATTGTCCCTAAATCCAGCTCAACTGGATATTCAGGGGTGGAAGAAAACACATAGGAAGAGGCGTCCAAGATCCCATGAGTTGTACCAGGAGGCTCTTCAGATTGCTCCAACATGTCTTCCCCGAAGGAAAACAACAGCTCCCTAGCGGATGGCGTTGAAATCGAGTAGGAAGAGACCTCTCCTTTGGCCAACAAGGCGAGAGGGACAGTAAGAACTGGATTCCCTGCAAGATCTGTTGGGCCTGCCACTGCTACAGTATAGGAGCCTCCAAGAGTTGTCCCTGAATGCGTGAAAACAACAGAAGTTGCATTCACAATTTGGACTGAGACCACTGTAGAGGGAGCACCTGTAACCCCAATCACCCGATAGGAAGAAGGGTCAATTAATGCCGGGTTGGTCTGGTCCATGTCTTCTGAGAAAAAGACCTGAATATCATACCCATTGAGACTGAGCACAGAAGTGACTTGGGGCGGTATTGTCCCAAGAGACCCATAGGAACCCAACCCATAAGGATCTCCACCATAACCACCGAGAATCGGGAGAAGGGGTGGAGGGTAAACTACTCCACCATAGGATTGAAGGCCATATGCTCCCCCATTCCCATCTCCGCCACCTGCATCAAGCCAAGATACTCCACCATAACCACATCCTATGGATGCGGAGGGCAAACGTCTACAGATTCCCCAGGTAAAGGGAAGGGACCGAACCCAAAGAGGCTCGTTGCAAAGCAGACTGCTGGGTCTGTTGGGATTAGTGCTGGGCTCATAAAACATCACTTTTTATGTCAAATCGCATGCCACTCTGTGTCAGCTCCAAGGTAGAAAGTCCCGGAGCCCCAGTTTCCAAGATTAACGACTGCGCCACCATCAATATTTCCGCCTCCTGAGACTTGAATATCAATCCCCCCAACACCAGCTATAGTACCCGACTCATCCTTGACTGTAACTTGTCTTCCTACTGTTGACGTGGTCGCAGGTAAATTGACTGTGGTTACTCCAATTGGAATTGCTGCTGGGACCATAGTAATGCCCACAATTTGTTGTGTGGTCACTGTCACATTTGGTGCAGCAATCCCATTTTGGACTGTTGCTTGTGTATATGTGGGGGCCACCGCTGATCCTCTATTTGCTAGCTCATCCAAAGCATCTTGGATATTCTGATCTCCGAGTCTATATGCGAGAGGTACAACATACCCTGCCCCAGGATTTAGAGGGCTCTCATTGAAGTTATTGTAAAACATTGAATAGGCATGAGCATCCGAGTTGATGCTATCAGGAACCTCTGTCGGAGCATTCACGAAAGTCAGGGTATCATACTGAACATTGTGCAGATTCAGCTCTGTTGTCCCCGTTGTAAGCCCTGGGTCAAACTGCATCTCAGTGCCACACTGGCAATTGGAAAGAGTCCAAGTTGTATTAAAAGAAACGGACCCCCCTCCGATAGAAGCACCATTGTCATCCATCAAAAAAGAGACATTTGGATCGATGGATGCCCCATCCTGGTTTCCTAAAACCCTGGATTTCCTGATAGACAAGGAACCTGGGAATCCTCTTAAAGCATAGCCAAAAGACCCTGTGATTGTGGACTCTTCAATGAGCAAGCTTGGAGCTGGGGGGCCACTCACTAGATTTGGGTTCATTAGAATCCCAGCATCACCTGCAACACTGGAATTCCTTTGGATAACGGCCTGAGAGGGGCCATCTACTTCAATTGCATAGCGTTCCCCATCTCCCGTGGGGGCACGACCCACCCCAGAGCCATCCACAATTAGAACGCCCCCAAGAGAATCCACTTTGATTGCTGGTCCCTGAGAAGCTCCTGTAGCAGTTTGGAAAACAGTGGAGTTCATCAACACCAATGCGGCACCGTCAACCAACAAAGTTGGGTTGGTCGAAACCACTGTGTTTTCTAGTGAGATTCCTTCCAAGATTACTGAGGGCATTACTGTAGGGGTGACCCCAGTAGAAACCAATTGATGGAATGCTGTGGCGGGATCTATAGAGTTAGTTTTAATGATAGCCCCAGTGGTTCTCAACACAGCTTGGATAGCATCTGGTAAAGAAGTAAACCAAAGGCTTTCAGAGGAGGTCTCATCTGAAACCAAATGGATATATGGCTGGAGTACAAGGTTTTCCTCATACAACCCAGGGCGCAAAACAATCCAATAAGGATCTGCTAGACTTGTGGCTGCCTCTCCACGGGACGCTGCCGCAGCTGCATAAGTGATGGCATCATTGATGGAGTAAAAATCCCCGAAACCAACAGCAGATGCCTCAATCCCAGTCTCTTCCCTCGCTAAAGGATCGGGACCTGGGAAACTAACCATATTGGTAGCATCATTTTGATCCTCAGAATTATCCCGGCCTCTGTTTGCATCCACATACAGCACCCGGCCACTTGTGGAAACCCTGCGAGTAAACGCCAGCAATCTTTGAACATTTAGGTTCTGGAAATCCGCCCAGCCTGTGTTTGGTGTGTCAATGGGAATGATTCCTTCAGCGTCTCTTCTCTCCCCCGCAGAAATCAGTTGCATTTGACCGAAACGGGATAGGATCCTCATCCTCACATAGATGGTGTCCTCGGTAACCAAACCGGCATCAATAACGAGCCTGAGCAAATAAGCCCCATCCCAGTCTGCTGTAAACCGGCAAACCCTAGCTGTGGGTGTGTCTAAAGCCGCTGTAGAAGCTGTCCCATCCGCAGAGGAAGGGGTGTAGCTTAAGGCCCAATTGTATGTGGTTCCCTCATCTACAGAGGTCAAAACAATTTGGTTGCCTTTAACAATTGTGTTCAAACTTGTGTCCACAACCGTTGTGATAAGAGAACCACCTGGGATGGTGTAGACTTGTGCTTGGATGCTTGCTGACATATCAATATCTCCGTCGTGAGCCAAGGTACCTCATTAGGTACAAAGCTATAGGCTGAATAGGCTAGGTTAAAAAGTAAAGGGTCACGTCTTCCCCAGTTACCTCCCGAGTAGTTTGTTTCCCCAACCGGTCCACAGTTACCTCATAACTCTGCCCGGTGGCTGCATATTTCATCCTTCTCCTCAAACGCAGAAGGCTGGGGGCGATCCCCACTTTCGTAGCAGGCCCTGAAGCAAACCCAACAGGACCCCCATTATTCCCCTCCAAAAATTTCAACCGATAGGATCCAGCATTTGGCCCACTGGAAAAAGTCAGGATCTCTCCTTCCAAAGCCAGTGCCCAATTTTGACTGGAATCCTCAATTGTGTTCCCACTCACTGTTGCAGTCCCAGAAAGCCCGCTTGTTGTCGTGTAGGCTCTCGGAGTGGCATCATCTCCTACAGGGAAATAGAGAACTGCCACAACCCGATATCTCCCCACGTATCCTTCATCTGTGGATGCTGAAGTACCTTCCGTGCCTCCAGCATGGATGGAGTTGACCCCGGATAGAATTGTCAAGATAGCTCCCGGAGAGAGGGAAGAAAAGTCCCGAGCAGCATCACTGAAAAGAGTCCGGTCTGTCAGGGTAACCCCTGTTGTTCCTATCAGTTTCTTGGCCCCAACACAGTACCCCCGGAAATCCTGGTAATAATAATTCTCCATATCCCAAGAAAGGGAGGCAGAGAAAAAAGGCCCAAAGGACTCTGTGAACAGATGCCGGTAATCATACAACGTGTGAGCTGGTTTGAGTGCTCTCAGAACAATCCGAACATTCTCATAGAGGGTGAAAGGATCCACAGGGAAAGCTTGGCTCTCAATCAAAACCCCATTTGAAGTAACTGTACCGGTATCACTGACATTGATCTCAAAAACAAATTGGTCTTGAGGACCCCATGCTGAATTTGGAGTTTTCCTGGCTTCTACTCCTTTTTCAATCACCTCGATAGTAGCATCTGTCAAAAGCTCAATGCCGTCCTGAACTGTCTCTGCTGTGGCTCCTTGGAGAAGGAGATTTATCATGTTTCTCAAGAAAGTTCGGTAGGTTACATCCCCCTCAATGGTAGGCCACCCCTTCTCATTTGCTACAGGGAAGACCAAGGAACCAAGAATTTGATAGAGGTATTCGGTTCGAGTGTAAGAGAAAGAAGCATCTGCAAAAATCTCTTGGGCTGTGATTTGGAAATTGGCCAAAACTTCAGCCGCCGCTTGAAATTGGATGGAATAGAAAGGACCCCTCACTTGGCTCACATAGTTTGAGGGCAATAGCAGATAAAAGACCTCCATGATCCGGTCTGCTTGATCCCTAACTTTCTGCTTCCTGTCCTGGCTGTCCTCCCCAGCGGGGGCTGGGTTCTGTGCCACCATGGAAGGCAGTAGGTCTTTGGTCTCTTCTGCCATTAAACTTCCTCATCATAGGTGAACTCCAGATCCCCTAGAACCAGATATCCAACTGGGCCTGGGTCTACTGCCTGAACCCCATCATCTCCGTAAACCACGTAAGTGACTGTAACTGCTCCACTACTTGGCAGAACTCCTGTTGGGAGAGCCATAATCACCCTACGCCGGGTCAGCTCTTCCCTTTTGTCTTCGATCTCAGCCGCTGTTGCAAATGGATATGCTACTGCCAATGTGGCATCATCACTGTAGCCCGGAATATTCAGCCCACCATTCCCAATGATAAAAGCTCGATAGCTCCCATTTTTCAGAGGGACCCCATTTGAATTTGGGGCTTCATCATAAATTGAGAACTGAAGCTCATCCAAAAAGACCCCACGGGAATCATTGGACTCCCCTCCTCCATCTATGGTACCCGAGGTCAAGGGATCCTCCACCAAATACATGTCCACTGTATTTGTTGACCATGCTGTGATCTTGGTGAAGTCCGCAGACAAATCTGTTGCAACTTCCTCTCTGACCACCTGGGAACCATCTGCTTTAGCCAAGTGCGCCAGTGGGACAACCACATATGAGACCCCATCAACAGCATCCAATTCATGGATGATATCAGACTCCCGCACAGGAATTCCCATTTTCATGGCACCAAAGAATCTGGAAAGAGCGGTCCTGATAGACCCATCCACTGTTTGAATGTTTTTCCCTTTTTCCAGCACTATTGTGCTAAAGATGTCCACCCCAACTTCCACTGCCTCCTTCACCAGGACATCTGCTGTAACATGCCTCATGGATTCCACCTGATTCTGTGCAGCTGTCACCAAAGCATTTGCTGTGTACTCTACAACAAAGTTCTCATCATGACTGTAATCCACAATCACAGTTTCGCCTTCTGACATTCGAGAAGCCGCTGTCAACTGGAAGCCTAATGGAGTCTCCCCACTTTCATCAATCAGGGTAAAATCTGCTGTCACATTGGGGGCATAAGGCCCGTAATATTCAACACTTCTGTCCACACTATAAATACGGACAGTGATCGGATTGATCCCCAAATTCAACAGGTATTCAATGTCACTGGTAAGAACATGATTCTCTCCGGTGACTGTGATTGGGTTCCCGGAAGGAATTGTATCTGTCCCATTTGCTGACTGAATGATTTGCAAATAGTTCCCTGCCTCTGAGGACCGGCCTAAGATCAGAGGAGGGCTCCCAGCAAACAACTTATAGAGGGAGGAAGCCAAAGTCCCAGACCTGTCCGAGTCTCCTTGTACTGAAAGGATAGCATTGGCAGGCTGCCTGGACAAAATCTGTTTGTCACTGGTCCGATATCTGTAGGACCCTCTAAATGCATCCGTGATTGAAATATTGAGAGGAGCATTGTGGGCGGTAGACAGTTGAATGCCATCAGGAGGAATGAGGGTCACATCTGTCAGATCAAATACATGACCCGTTGTAGCATCCTCAAACTGGAAACCCCATGCCTCATTATCCAACATTTCAATCAGAGGGTTTGAATCAGAGATTGCAGCATTAACCGCTCTGAACTTGAGGTTTGCCAGTTGGCCCACAGGCTCGAACTGACCATTTTTAACAAGCTCAAATGAGAAAGCAAAACTATCTGTCAGAGTAGCGGGGCTCTCGCCTCTCACCCAAATATCAACTTTACCCCCCAAATGAGCTTGCAGGATGGTATTCCAATCCCTCTGCATCAGGTCATCCCCTGCCTCTACTATCTGGGTCTCTAATACTCCAGAGGTGTTCTGAACAGTTTGAACATACCCTTGAGCAGTACCCGAATCTACCGAGGAGATAGCATTCGATGCCCTCACAGCTAACTCAAGGTTACTTTCAGCATCCTTGCCGCCAAAGGTATCACTCTCATTGGTGACTGAAACTCCTGAAGGAGGGTTCTCCAAAACATTGATCTGTCCCCGTGCCACGTCCCCAGCAGAACCTGGGTCTTCTGCTTGAACAAACGCCCTGGCCACATACCGTCCTGTAGTTGGGTTATAGGTAGAGCCCACCCCAGTAGCCGTGATTTCTGCCGCAGAAGTAGTTCTGTATCGAATGCCCCCTGCCAAAACAGGAGACCCCAAGGACATTGTCTTTGTGGTTTGGGGTCTCGTTGTGGTGTAGAAGGAAACCTCACCCCTACTTCGTTGCCCTGATCTTCGAATCGTGTTGTACTTGGAAGCCAAATGGTCAAAAGCGTTATTGATCAGATTCTGTACATCCAAGTCAGCTCTGAGATAGAAAGCTTGCTTTAGCGCCTGTTTGTATGCAGACTGCGCCACAGAAATAGAAACCCCGGAACTCGTCGGGTCATCAATCTCCAAGAGAGTTGAGAAGGCTTGAGCAGCTTGGATGTACCCAATGATAAACCTCATCCTCTCCGCTTCTGTCGAGAAGGGATTGATGAAAGTATCTCTCAAAACTGCGCCCGACTCCACCTTCAAATCTGGATGAGATCTGAAAATGGAAAGGGTAGTGTCCCTCACAATTTGCTGGCGAGAGACTGAAGGCAACTGATTGATTGAAGTGGACACGATAACCGGAGAGGCTGTCACCTCAGGAGAGTAAACAGACTCATACTCAACATTGTCAATCAGATAAACAGCAGTCACCACATAGTACAGAGGGTCTGTGCTCGGGATTGCATTGAAAGCAGAGTTGGGGATTGCTGGGTTGGTAGAGGAGGTTTGATTGGATCTCCTGTCATGTACAAAAGAATACCTGTCCACAGTCTCCAAATCTTCAACATCAAAGGAAGTTTTCATTTTGGAGGTAGTCTCAGGGATAACCAACCTTTGGTTGAAATCTGTCTGGATTACATTCCCATCACGATCTTCTTGTGTCCCAATTACCCGGAGATACATGGGATCCGCAGCATGGGAGTCGTCCTGATCCACTGCAACTTCAGCATCAACAGTAAGCTCTCCCAAAGAAGCATTTTCTCTCTCGACAGAAGAGCCTGTAATCACCATGGCGGTATTCAGCAAGGAATACCCGGAAACTCCCCCACCGGGATACACAGAGGCATAGAAGTTGTAACCCACCACATTGGTGTCATCCAACCCATCCACAGAAACCTGCACTGTCAAGTCCTGGCGCTCGACTGAGATGGCAGAAGGAGGAAGAACCCCAGCCTTTACATCTCGGTCCAGAGAAAGTCTTGCCAGAATGGATCCTGGAGCCGTGGTTGTCCCATTGGACAGAATCGAGCGGACTTCAATTGCATTATCCCCAGCCAATAACTGCAAACCATCAGGAAAAGCAGAAGGGTTGGGGATGGTGAAAGATGAACCTTCAAACAAAATCAGATTCGGGCTTGAACTGAAAGCCGCACCTCGAATTGAAACCTGCATGTCTACAGTGTCAGAGTCCATAGTTCCAGTAAAGAATCTGGAGGACAGGTCTGTGGAAAAGATGTACTTTTCCCTCAAAACCCCATCAGGACCCAAAAATTGTGGAGTCAAAACCATAACTATCCCTCAAGTAAAGGGGAAGATTGGGGCAAACTAGAAACTGTTGTCCGATTCGAAAGTCCTACGGCAGAGGTTCCCAGAGACAAACCGTTGGAGCCCATTAGAGCAACTACCCCCGGCACAGTGTATACTATACTCAACGTGATCGGTTCTGATGATGCATTTTGCACAATCACCCTGATTAAAAAGGTTGTAGGATCTGACTGGTGAGGACGCACCTCAACAGAATTCACAGAATACATCCGCTCTTTAAACGAAACTGATTGATATTTTGCTTGCTCTGTCTGCAAAGCTTGAAAACGCTCAAGAGCTTTTCGGATGTCCTCACTGAGAGAGACCTGTACCCCTGACAAAGCCTTTGCCCCTATCCGTTCTCGGATATTTGATCCATACCAAGGATGGTAGGGGTTTGACCCTTTGTCTGTCAACAATATCTTCAAGGCTGCCTGATAAAGGAGATCTTCCTTCTCAATCAGAATGGCTTGCCCACTCGGGTTGAACCGATAATCATTCTCAACCAAAGATCCCCGGCACCGAGAGCACCTCTCAGGGGGCATCGTGTAGGTCAATTTGAAATATGGGTTTGTCCTGATTGGGGTCAAGAATTTTGGATACCTGTTTGTAATGGTATCCTCCCGAGACTCCAAGGTCCAACCCGGATAGATTTGCTTGCCCTCTGCTCTTCTTTGACTGCCTCCACTATTTGTACAAAGGACAGAGCCAAAACCCAAAGAAGCCGCAGCTGATCCGCTGACTTCTACATAAGAACTCGTACCAACTGAATTGGCATCTGTGAAGACCAAATGACCATCATAGTTCTCAAATGAGACCACAGAAATTTCATTTCTCTGAAGGATCTTAATGACTTGGTCTGCACCAAGACGGACAGTCCCTGTGACAGAAAATGTCACTGTCTCAGATCCAGTAGGAGTCTCTATTGTAAAAACATCCTCATTCTCCACCAAATCATAAGGCCCTGAGTCTGTACCATACAGAGTTGCAGGAACATGATAACCCCCCTGTGGAATGAACAGATCATCATTGGCCAGGATCCTTACAGTCCCGGCCCCCGCAATTGGATGGCGAGTGGGTAATGACCTTCTGTCATCCCCTAAAATGACCCTCTCTTCTACAGCAAGGTGGGGGCATGGCCATGCAATTTGGAAATCTGTTGACATTCCTAATAATCCTTCCTACCAAGACAAAGGATATAGACCAAAAACCTGTGAGGCCTGACAATTTTCTCACACTCCCAATGGCATCCGCCATTCAGAAGGCTTGTCATCAAAAGTAAACTTCAAGAAAGAAACATCATTATTGGCCCGAAATGCTCTCACAGACCCGCTGGCATCGGTCTCATACAAAAGGACATACATGTCCTGAATTAGGCTTTGAACTCTAAGATCCTTGCTGAACCGGTCCTCATCAAAAGTCCCCACATCCTCCATGGCTCCCCCGAAAGCCTGCACCAAAACGTCATCTCTTTCCTGAGTGAGCTGCTCCCGCAAATCACAAAGCTTGATGATTCTCCACTCAATATCCTGCAACCGGGTTTTGATTGCCTGATTAGCCCATTTTCGGATCCCATGCATGTATCGAACAATAGAATCTGAATCAAAGGTCCCTCGGTCTGTTCTTCCTTTTTGTCTAGCTGGGTAATACCTGTCTGTATCCAACCAACCGCCTCTATCCTGTTCATACCCTGTGGAATCCCCTTCTACAGAATTTGGCCCATAGTCAGCTGAAAGGGGGGCGACAACCCCGCCATGAGGATACCTATAATTTGTTTTGATTCTCCCCTGTGCATCCTCTTCCACAACTTCCATGCCGTCTGGGTGCATGAAGGAAGAAATGTCATAAGGATTCCCGCCATTTGCAATGTAGGCCTGGATTAATTTCCCCAAGGAAGACCCACGGGTTACCTTGAAACCTAAGCGCTCTTCTGTTGGCCTTTCCTCTCCATTCACATCCTCTACTCTGTAGACCACTGTGATGAACCCTATCCTTGCAATTTCTGCATTCAGGGTATCAATGTGGGCTACAATATCTCTCCGGTTTCTCAGGATCCAACTGGAGAAGGCTCGAAAATAGCCCACAGGCCAAACTGCCATTTTATCAAAAGAAGACATTACAAAACCTCGGGTTCTGGGTCAGTTGTGGGTGCCCCAATTGGGCCTTCAATGCCAATCAAGTCCTGTGTAGATTCCTGTCCCATCATTGCCCCTGACACTGGGTCTCGGCAATCTGAAGCGAACAGGCTCAGGATCAAATCCATGACCAAAGAGGGACCAAATGGAATCACCATAGCCAAGCCTGCTCCATAAGACAGAGCATTATCAGAGGGTTTGTTGTCAGAAGAGACCAGATCTGAGATCAACCCCTGAGTCCCATCAGAGACCAGCATCAAAGCCGAACACTCTGGGATGAGGAAGCTCAACCCGAGCAAGGACTGCAAAAGGCCGTTGATCCGCCTGATGAACTGTTGGAGTTCCATGATACGGCTCTCAATGAACTCAATGTACTTAAGGATGGTCTCAATGATGGACTCCAGGGCATTTTTGATGGCATCCAACCACCCCTTCAAGTTTTCCAAGAAATCGTCAATCTCGGGGAAGGAATCCAAGAATCTCCACGCCAACCAAGCTCCATCCTGTGGAGGTCTCCTCAGGGCAGAAGCCGCCGCTGCAAGAGCAAGGTAAGCCTCACTCATCAACTGTCCAGAATAGGACTCAACCAACAAAGCTCTGCAAAAGACAATGGTTGCATCCTCAGGGAGAGCAGCATTTGTTTTTCTCTCTTTTAAGGTCCCCAACTTACCTTGATTTACAAAGAAAACAGGAGAGTTATCAGCAGAGCCCCTGATTTGACCTGTGAGGGCAATTTCTTGATATTGTGCTATCATTGCATCAGAAAGATGGGCTACACCATCGGTCTCCACCGTTTTTTCTGCATAAATTTGGGTACTCGCAGAAAGTTCCCTTAAAGCAGTGCTATTCGAAGCCGGGTAACTAGCAGACACAATAACAGGGGTACCATCCGAGCCATCCTCTAACCCAGTATCAATCTCATACATGTCAATGCTTCTACGGATAAGTCCGGGGATCTCAAAGAACCCTTCTGCAACATCATCTGGCACCCCTATATTAAAAGGGTTTGCCGCAATCCCATTGAAAAGATTATCCCCACCACTTTTGTTTGGGTCTAGAGAAGTCAGAATGCTGGCATCCTTCACGGAGGCGGGGAGAACTGTTTGATACTCTCCTCCATACACTTCTCCAAAGATCTCCCCCCATTTTGCCCCTTGGAGCAAAGAAGTGTTCTCCACAATGGTCTTTTCCAATTGTGGGTTTGGACCTGTTATCTGATAAAGATCGTGAGCTACTCTTTCAATTCGCTCCAACAAATCTTTCCTGAATGTGGCCGGACTTCCTCCTTTTTTGTTCAGCACAGACTTAAACCCAGCTGGGGTATTATAAAGGTGCCCGAGTAAATAACGGAGGCTTTCCAACCCCCCAGGAGTTTTTACTGTCCCTTCCACCAAGAGATTAGAGTTTCCAATCAACTCCTTCTGTTCCTCTGACAGCTCTGACATCTCAGAGATTGCGGAGAGGTCAGCACGGGAAAGGACCAAAACGGCAAGAGCTGTTTTGACGGCATTCAGATATTCCCCAGTGTAGGCATTGGGAAATGTAACTGTCTTGGAGTCAGACCAATTGCCTACGGAATCCTCCCCGCCAATGAGAGGGACTGTTAAGGGGATACTTGTGGCGTCTCGAAAACGCTTAGCCGCAGAGAAGTCATAATAGGCATCAACCTCACCGGATGCCACTTCTCTAGAACATGCAGCAATCCGAACATAGACTGTGGAAGCTTTCTCTCCTCTTTGAATAATCATTTTCCCATCAGACCCCTGAGTAACACTCGCTTCATAGGGCATGTCCTCTAGCCCCAAAGTTAAAGAGTACTCCCCAGTCATAAACTGAGCATCTGTGCTAACAGGATTTACAAGAAAGAGTCTTTGGAAAATGTATCCATTTGTATCAAGTTCCTCCAAGGGAATCAGAGTAGAATCCGCATTATCCCCCTTAAAGCCATACACCCTGGTTGACCCAGGGTTGGAGGTACCATCCGCCAAGATGTTCCCGTTATAGGTTAAATCTTCAGGCAGGTCTACCATATCAGCTCCACCATAAAGAACCAAGGGTTTTCCATTGGAATCTCGGATGACATCATACCCTCGGGGCTGTGTCTTCAGAGTTGAGTTATTCACACTGGGCTTCATATCTGTGTCAGCCTGAGGCCTATCATACAGAACTTGAATCCCATTGGGCAAAGAAGAAACAGACACCAAAAAACCAGTTGGAGGGAGAGGGGGAAATGGATTGAAAGGACTCCGTTGATTCGGGGTGTTCACCTTCCAGCGGATCTGTGCCACTTGAGGGATGGGTGGAACCCCCTCCCCATTGGTGTCATAATCGAAGTACTTCCCTAGGGATTTGGCATTCATGATATCGGCAGCATCCGCCCCATACCGGATTTCCGTGATGCTCGCCATTGGTTGAGCATTGACATTGTAAGTCTGATCAAACAGGGACATCATTCTTTTGATGAAAGCGATAATCCTTTGAATGTCTGAAATGTCAGAGTTCAGATAAAAGAAACCCCCCAGTACCTTTGTACGCCCTGAGACATCCGGTCGGGTGGGGTCTGATCTGTCAGCTAGCCGCGCAATCATTCTCTGCTCATAAGCAGCAAAGCCACCTTTAATGTCCTCAAAGGGCCACTCCAACAAAGCCCAATCTCCAGTGAGGTAGATCCCCAACTGGCGAATGTCCTGGATTAGAGCATAGACTTCATCTATGATTGCCTGCACAATAGCAAGGATAGGGTCCAAGAACCCAATCAAAAAAGTCTTCACCAGCCTGAGAATGCCAAGAGCGATATCCAAGATTGCAACCAAGAATTCTGCTATTGTATTGATTGCATCTCTGACAGGCTTTAGCACGTCGGGGATTTCAAATTTTACCGTCCCCCAATTAGATCCACAGGGTCCAGCCATTTAGGTGCCTCCTCCATGCTTCAGCAATGCCAATTGCTTTTTTAGCTCCACTACTTTTCTCTGATCCGCTTCCACCATACCCTCCAAGATCTGTTTTAAGTTGGCCAAAGAATGACCCTGGGAAGAAAGAGATTTTGGCAAAACTGTCTTTTCTTCCGATTGTTTCCATTCCCCCGGAGTGATCCCTAGCTCTTCAAGTCTGTCTTTCTCTGCCATTATGCGTTACCCATTGATTCTCTCTGCAATAGAGCTTGTTTTTGTTCCTCTAGCTTCTCTGGCAATTCAGCTTCAAACCGTTGGATTGCAGGTAGTAGCCCCAACGTGAGGTGTGTCCGATAAGCCAACCAAGTATATCTGATTTGGCGGAACCTGTCACTGCTATCAAGTACTTCTTCCACCCTCTCTGGGAGGACTGGCCGCACGTCTGAGCCCCCGCTTACAGTGTCAGTGTAAGCTGTATAAGCTGTCTCCGCTGGGGCTGCCAGGGGATTAATCAGACGCATCCAATGGTCACCATCTGAGGTCAGACTATCCAACCTGAGATCATAAATCCAGAATCTCCTATCCAAGAGAGACAGGCAACTCTCATTGTTGGAATAGGGCATCACATCAGTTCTCCCTGAAATCGATTGGAGATACGCATTTGTGATCAACCCCAAACCTGCCTCTGGATTGGTAGAGTTCCCCAAGTCCCACCCATGTAAATCTCTCTGCCACACAAAGTAGGAGCCAATTTTTCTCTCAATCCCCCTTGTGAAGAGTTCAATGAAAGACAGCATCCTTTCTCTGGCCATCAGAATCAGATCAATTGCATTGTCTGTGAACACCTGAGAAGGACGGATGATCCTGTAAGAGAATGGCCTCAAGGAATAAAAAGCACTCCCTGTGGAATAGTCCTCAAAGGATTTTGTAACATCATCCCTGGCACGGGTCGGGCGTAAAGCCATCTGAGCCTCATCCGCCACACTGGGATAATCAGAATCATGGACTGTGGGGTAGACGGCATAAGCCCTTTCAACATCTGCTGAATCAAAAATGATTGGAGAAGCAACCGACCCCGCAAAGGTGTTGATTGGGTTCACCAACAGATGAGGGGGGTCTGTACTTGGAGCAACCACTTGGGTCACCCTGTAAAAGCCTCTGTTGTCATCCCTTGCATCAATCCCCCCGGCTTCATATGCAGAGGCTCCGGCCCCATCCACTCTACCGAGCACTCCCTTATCCCCTAAGGGTCTGACCCCCATTTCAGAGGTCAGGGGGAGGCCTCCAATTTGAGGGATTGTTCCAGCCTGATCCACAATCAGAATGTCACCCTTCCTGACCCCATAAGCTCCAAAAGTCTTGTCTGAAGAGCCATCTGCATTGAGGTCGTCAAAGAGAGTATTCACCACGTCATCATAGGTCTGAACCCCGGTTGGGATCGGAACATAGCCGCCCTTTTCTGTAGCGTCCCCCCAAGTGGCGTCTGTACGTAAAATCTCTTGATCTGTAATCAGAGACAGCAATTGCTCATTTGTCTGCTCATGAGGAACTGGGGCTCTCCTCAAGAAAATCTCAAAGCGCATACCTACCAAGGACAAGGGAGCAATCTCTTTAATCCCTGGAGCTGCCAATCGAAGTTGACCTGCTCCGAGAACCTTGGAGATCTCAACCTCTTCCACAAGATTCCCATCTTCATCCAATACCCGGAAAAGGTCTCCTGGATGGATGTTGACATCAGGCTCCTCAAAGGAGCCCACATTTGTCCCGGTGTATGCCACTCCATCATTCCAGACATCTTGTGCTTTGGGTGCCCCTGCTGGTTTCGTTGTCTCCCAATCCATGGTAAATCCTTGAGCGGAGACTATGCCGAGCTGTTGAGATGTCACCTCATACTCTGTGAGTCTACCTCTACGGATCTCATAGACATACCTCAAGGAACTGACATCTTGATTCAGCTCCCCGACATCATGGAATCTTCGGATTCTACGGACTTCAAAAGTCACCCCCAAAGGATCTGTTGCGGGTGCCGGAGGACTCAAGTATTCTTGCACATTCCGAACGCCAACTTCTCTTAGCCAGTCATCAACCCCAATGGGAGAAGGCAAGTTTACGGAAGCATCCACAATCCTCGGATAGGACTCATAGAGGTTCAAGGAAGACCTGGGAATCGAGGGCTCGAAAAAGATTCCCGCCTGTGCATAGAAACCACTGACTCCCCACGCTGGGGTTCCTGCATCCCATTCCTGAAGAGCCAATGTGGTCCCTGGCAGAATGCACCCAACATCTTTTGTGCCCACCCCGAACCCAATGGAAGTTGTTGGAATATTGAGATCATTCCAATCAGAGACAGTGATTGCAATAAGTCCAGCGGTAGTATTCACCCCCTCATAGACAGGGGTGAGGGGGTCATCCTGGTACTCATTCCCAGCCTCCGCAGCTGGCGCTAGGATCAAGAACTGACCTGCCGCTGGAAGACTTGTGACAATATCCCCGGCACTCCCATCAAAAATAAGCGGAGTGGTGTCATCCAGATCTGACTTCAACGAAACCCAAAGGAATCCTTGGGTCACATTCAGAGGATCTCCTACACCACCACCCATTTTTGTGGAGTCCCACCCAACACAGTTGTTGTCTGGCAAACCTGAACCGGACCCTGATACATTGACAGGCCAGTAGCTCATTCCAGAAATTTGGGTTCCCTTCTGGAAGAAGTATTCTAGAACTTCAGCTAAGGTCTCCACCACCCCATCCCCATCAATATCGGTTGCAACCACCGCAGTCCCATCAGCATACTGGTAATCTGTCAAGAGGAAACCACCCTGGACTTCTCCCCCGACCACTACAGGAGCTATTCCGGTATACCGGGCACTAATCACAGCCTGTTGGAATAGGGTCAGATTCGAGGTCTCTGCCAAAGAACCCACTTCCCTGATCAAATAGACCCTTGGGAAAACAGGCACTCCAACATCCACACGGAATCCCGTGGGGTATCCTCCAATTGTATTTCCATCCTGCACGGGAGCTAGGTCAGAAGTAACCAATAAACCTGTCCCTGAGTCAAAGCTCACTACTGTTGGGAAATGGAGAGGGCACCAACCTGTTTCCAGGCCTGCCGTTGTCCGAGGAGAAACCGCCCTGAAGGATTTGAAAGCACCCCCAAGGTATGTTCCCTCGATTGCATGCCTCACCAAATAGGTTCCTGCCGCTTCCGTCGCCTCATGGGTAGGATCCGAGGATTTCTCAATCACCACAATATCCCCAGGGACCACCTTGGAGGCTGCCCCTGAAGTTGGATCCACCCCTAGTAATCTGTTATCCCAGATCTCAGGGTATGTTAAATCAGTGTTGAATAGACTGTTTGTTAATGCCTCTCCTATACAAATGTCCCCTTCTATATCCTGGGGGTTTGAGGGAACTGTGGAGAATTTTATTTCTGTGGCCTCGATAGGTTGGTTCCCATGCCCCTCGAAAGCCATCACTTTGAGCCCGCCCACTTCTGCAACAGCTACTCCATCAAAGGGAGCCCAAGTGCCGCCTGCTGAGTCTGCCGCATCCCCCGTCCTCGGGAGGAATGTGAATGGGACAGGGCTTCCAACAGATAACCCGTTGGAGTACCTGTTTACGCGAGACCAGGAACCACCCAGATAAGAAGTGGATACTTGATGGACAAGGAGATTTGCTTCCAAAGGGAGTCCTGTTATTGGATGCAGGTAGCCTCTGGCCTTGGCCAGTCTAAGGTCCACTGTCTCATGGAATGTCAAACGATCCCCATCAACCCAAGCGGTATCTGAAGAGCCTGACTCAAGGTCCAGATCTATTGTGAACTCCAACCCGTAAAGCATGATTCGGCGCTCAGCGGGGCCACCCACGTCAAACTCATCATGAGGCAAGAACCAATCCTGAGTTGTCCCTGGAGGGATAACCACAGGAGCCCATGGGAGGAACCCAACAGCATCAATCACAATCTGTTTGTAGTTCAGAGGATTCAAGAAAGGATCCCCTGGTGGGGGGTATTCTGTGCCGAATTCCACCCCAACCGGACCAATAGCCACCGGGCCATAGATATTTCCCTGATAGTCTACAGACCAAACTGTTGATCCTTGGATATGGATCTCCAAACAGATGGTACCCCCAATGTCTGAAGGTAATGGGTTAGGCCCCACTGGCCCAAACAGAATGAAGCCCTGATCCGGCCTGGAGATCAATTTGATTATGATCTCATTGCTGGCATCATGCGCCCAAATATCATTCAAGTTCCCAGTAGCCGCCTGGAAACCATCGTTGAGTGCAATTTGTGGGACTGAGTCAAAGCTCAACAGGGTAAACCCAGTGGCAAAATGTTCCTCAATCTCACACCCTGTTGGGGGGTAAGCAGGATAACCAGGATCTTGCACGGAAGGCACATAGGGACCTTCCAAATATGTCATAGCTGACTGCATGGTGTAACTGATAGGAGAGCCTGTGGAACTAACCCCTGGTACTGGAGGTGCTGTTGTCTTTGTGACAAAACGAGGGGGTTCAATCAAGGATCCCGTGGTAGCCACTGGAGTACTTGTTGGAGGATCCAGATTCCAAGAAGTTGCCAAGGTCGTAACCTCACCAATAGACCAGATCCCCATCGGGCCTGCCACTGGGAAAGGCCCGGTCCCCGCTTCCACCTCTACCAATAACAGATCATACCTCCCTGCATTCCCCACACCCAATTGCTGTGCCGGTGGGGTCAGTGGCTCCACATCTTCCGTAGTCAGCAAAGTTGCTGGCTCTGTTGCTGGAAGGAACCCTGCTGGAACCACACTCCCTGTAACCGCCCCATCCTCTGAGAGGAATTCATCAGGATAAATGGAATCCCCATCTACATCGGGTTCCATAATTGCTGCCATGGAATTCTGAATCCCACCTAATCTGTCCAACTCGGTGTTCCTTGTCCTCATGTAAGGAATCTGAACATCTCCAGAGTCATCTGTAGCTTCCCCTTTCAGTGCCGGGATTTCTAAGGGATTCTGACCATTGAAATAGAACTCTACCTGACCCCCTACAGGAGAGAGAGGATCCGGGGGACGCTGCCCTGTGAATTCCTTGACTCCCAAAAAGTAGGGGTCATAAACAGAGGGGAGTGTGTTGTCAATGAGCCGCCCGTCTCTCCTCAAGCCATAATCGAAGCCCGCCCGGTAAGTGTCATTCTCTCCTATGATCTCAGAATTCATGCTGACCAGGGCTTGGAAGAAATCTGGATTTGGAAGAGCCAAAGGATTATCGGGCTGTGCAATCCCAGTTGTAGGAGTCACAAATACCGTGTCCCCTTGAGCCACTGGGAACTCATGAGCCGGAACCCCACCATCTCGGGTAGTGGAGACCAGGACATTCTCAGAATTTGTGATTGGATTCCCATCCAGATCTTGAAGGGTGAGAACACACCCATACAAGATCTCATCCACAAAGATCCCTGCCAGGGATTGTGTGGTGATAATCCCAAGATCAAAGTCCAGGACATTCCCGCCATCCACAAACCCATAGACACCCAAATCTGGCTGCCCTAAAGAAATCTGATTGCCCGAAAGGAAACCAGGGGTTACCAGATCAGCATCTCCCGCCTCAAGATCTGCCAGCTCTCCTCCCTGAGAAACAAACTGGTCAACATCTGGGTACCCTGTCTCAGGATTGATTGGCAAGTCCTGCAAAAAGAGAGGAGTGGCAATAATCAGAGGCTTCTCAATAGCCGCCACAGGGACAGAACCAAAAGCACCTGCCGGAATACCATCAGGGAAATAGCCCCAGATTCTTGCGCGGGCTCGTCTGGCTGAAAGTGCAATGGAATCTACGTTTGTAAAGTCTCCGATCACAGGGTTTGAAATCTGTCCAATTTCTTGCCCATGAGTCCTTACCCGTTTTCTCTCTCCTGGGATATGTCTGCCCCAAGTGTACACCCCTGGCTCTCCCTCGTCTGGGTCAGACCCTGCACCTGGATATGTGTAGAAGAAGGATCCCGCAGTTGTGGGGAACAGCCTAGACAATCCGTGCCTTTGGTACATCTGCTTAAAGATCCCTCTTGCCCGGACCCGCCTCCAGGGGTACTTTGCAATTCTTCGTACTCTTGGCTTACCTGTCCCGGTCAAAACCACGTCATCCACATCATTACGAATAAGGAACTGCTGCTCTTGGATGAAACCTCTTAAGGTGTCCACCCCCAACATGGGGCCAATAAGCACCCCATCAGACATCCGGATCTTGGAAGGCTTGGCAATGAAATCATAATCCTGGACATAGACATCCACATT